GCCTTCTCTGATCCGTTCATTGCCTCGAACGGTAGTCCGGCATTCTTCAGCGCTGTCTCGGCGTCGGCACCGATGCCGATGCTGTCGACCGCCACGATGGCGTTCTCTCGCAGCATTCCGGCTGCCAGAGCTGCGACGGAGGGCCCGTCCGGTGTTTCCTTGCCTGGGACGACAACGAGCTCGTCGAACCAGGCGGCGTATCGCGGTGCGAACACCGTGTCATCGCGTCCACCTCGAGCCACATCCAGACCAATGCAAGAGAGAGGCTTGTCGCCTTTGCCAACACGCCAGCGTTCATTTGCTTCGAGCACCCAGGGCGTCGGGATCACCTGCCATTCGTCGTCCTCGCGGGCTGTCATGAAGTTGCCGTCGCGGATCGCTGAGCGCAGCGGCTCCGGCATCGCGTCCAGCGTGGCTTGGTAATTCGTCGATACCAGGAACGGGTTGTCGGCCAACGCGGCCGGTATGAACGTCCGCGATCGCGGCACATAATCCTTGTGATCAAACGTCCTGACGTCGTCAGGGCCGTCCACTTCCATGTCGCGACCATCCGGATCGATGATGAACCAACGCAGCTCGCCGTGCTTTGCTGGTCTCGTATGCGTTATATCGAGCCACGGCCTGAACATCCCGATGACCCAGTCACCGCCCGCAGCGATCGGCGGGTTCGATGCCATCACCGTTCGAACGCGTTGTCTGTTGTCGCCGCCGAGTGTCTTGTCGGCCGCTCTGTTCCAGCCCATCAGAAACCTCACGACGGGCTCGACGAACTGGCACGCCTCATCGAAGGCGATCAGATCGTGTGGATTGCCTTGCCAGGTCTCGGCTCGATCGAGCGTCGACGCGGCACCGAAATCGATGACACGGTCGTCGATCTTGAACTGTGCCGGCGGGGCTGAGTTCAGCCCTTTACGCGTCCCAGCCACGGCCACAACTCTTTCAATCAGCGCACCGAGATCGGTGTACTGAGGTCGCAGCAACAGGCTCCGCTCGTGCTCGGTTAACGCCAGGCCGGCGATGAGATCCGTCTTACCGCCGCCGCCCTGCCCTCCGTAGAGCAGAAGATCGGCCTCACTGTAGAAGGCTGCCGTTTGCGGACCCGGATTCGGGATCCAGGGCGTGTCGCCGATTACGCTCTTCGCTTCTTCGTAGAGCCGATCGACCTCTTCAGGCGGCAGGCCGTTCAGTTTCTCGAGATACGCGTCAAGCGTCTGGAGCATTTGCTCCCCTGCTTAGAGCTGCCGCGATGATGCGGGCTTTCTCTTCCGGTGTCGCTTCGATGTTGACGACAGCGGCGCGGATGTCTGTCTCGACGCGATCGCGCCAACGGTCAGGGTTTCTGTTCTTCAGCCAGAAGATGGCCGCGGTGTCGGATCCGTGGAATCGTTTTGTAATTACCGATGGACCTTCCCGCGTCATCACCTCCTCTTGGTATTCGTAGCCCGTAGCGCGCTGCGTTAGAGCCTTCTCCACGACCTCAGTGTCGTAGCGATCGCGTCCTCTTTTTATGGCCTCGCAAAATTCCGGGTGCGCGTTCTTGTAACGGTAAAGCGTCGCTTCATCGATTTTTAGCGCTCCAGCAATTTCACCGTCCGTCATTCCAATCAGCGCGAAATCAAATGCACGATCGCAATATTCGTCTTTGAACTTACTCGGGCGACCGGCGCCACGTTTCTTAACGGCTTGAGCCATCTCGGTCAGGCTTTCTTCTTCATTTTCATTTTACGGGCGGCGCGCGCTTTGTTGGCGTTCGTCCAGGCCGTCGATTTGACGTTTTTCTTAGCCCGGCGCGCCTGGGCTTTGCCCTTTTTGGTGTATGGATATTTCTTGCCGGCAACGGTTGGCACGGTCACCTCCAATCAAAAGAAAAAGCCCCGGACAGGGAGGCCGGGGCTTTTAGTAAACACAGGAAAGGGAAATAAGAGAGACCATCGAGGACCGGACCATCCGATACCTCAATGCTAAACAAAATTACTATATCTTGTGTAACACGGCAACCCCCAATACTACATATTGTGTTTACGCGCTGCTTTTAGCTTATCGCAGTCTCGATCGCATTAAGAGGGGGGCTTAATGCGATCGGCCGGATCAAGCCATATCGTCGTAATCCGCTTTGGCGCCGGCCCAGCTATGCAACGCCAGGTCGATCGCCTCAACACCCTCGGCACAGACACGTCGAAACAGGCCCTCGGCCGGCTGATCGTCGACGAACTCGAAATCATAGATGGCGATCGCCGCCTCATCAGCGGCGTCCGTGTAAACGAGCTCGCTTAACGTAGCCACATCGTCATCCTCGACGCGCCACTTCGCGACGAACTCCGGCGGACGCCGGCGAACGATATATCCCTGCTCATCGCCAAAGTCTGACGGATCGATCCCTACTATCCAATCGCCTTTTCTCATCCCTGTTCTCCCATCGAATCGTTTTTCCGAAATTCTATTCGATCAGCTCGACCACGCACGTGCTAAGATGTCGAGCCCTGCGATCAACCGTCCACGTGCCTCGTGAACCGTGACCCGTGTCACGCCCGCCTGTCTCGCCACATGCTCACGCAGGCTGAGACCGGAACCGACGACATCCCAGACCACTGGGCCCATACTGTCACCTAAAAGCGCCAACGCCTCGACAACCCGCTCTCGAGCGTCGTAGAGCCCGGCGGATCGACTATCCTCGCCGCCGCTGCCGCCGCCATCGACCCGATCTATCACCGACGTCGACATCGCGTACCGCTCGCGGAGCTGCGCGCGCTCGAAGATCGCACCGAACGCGTCCGCCGCGTCGAGCTGTCTTTGGCTGATAACCCCCTCATCTGCCCAACGCTCGAGCAGGCCGATCCGTCGCCGTCGGAACACGCCCGCCTGGGGCGTCTCCTCGATGACGGTGTCGTCAGTTAGTCTCTGTTGCGCTCGTGACATCTGTCACCTCCGTCTGTCAATGTGGGGAGTGGGGGGAAAAATAGCCCTCCCTATAAACCCCTGGATTAGCAGGTGCTCCCTTATTTACTGATAAATAGGATACTCCTATAGGAATTTTCCCCACTTCCCCACATACCTGTTAAGATACTGTAAACATTGGATAAACACGTGGGGATTTGCAAAGTCACCTGACATGCAAATTCACCACTTTTTCGCTGTTTCGCTTCATTTCGTCCAAGATGACGTCGCGATCCACGTTAGGTAATCTCAAAATCCAACCCCTATCCCCTCGGATCGCCCGAACCTCTTCGCGGACCGTGTCGATTTGGAGTCGATATCCGTTCTTCTCTTCCGGTTTCAGTGATCCCATTTGGCGCCAGATCCGCCTCACCGCACTCTGCGGCGAGCCCTCGATCTGGTCATATCCGAGTGCGCGTGCTGTCCGTTTTACGTGTGCCGTGATCTGTTTCCGTGTCGCGAGATCGCCTTCTAAGTTCTCAACCAGGTGTTCATAAATCTCGTCCGTCGGGCTCTTCGATGCCTCGATCATTTGAATTTTCGCGCCCGTCATCGGTGGTCTTGCCGGGTTAAATTTCGATATATCCTTACGCTTCAGCCACCAATAAAGCCGCCGTGCTTCGTGTTCCGTGTCCAATGCCGTGTGCAGTCTCTCGTAATATTCATCATCGCGTTTCGTGGTCGGATTACTCAATACCGCGATGCGCCGATCGTCATCAGGGATCATCATCGCGTCTGCGTGATTGGTGAATATGAGACAGTTGAACCACATGGTGTCATCTTTCGTTTTGCCGTACTTGGCGTTGCTCCTAAACGTCACCGGGCTCGTGTCGATCCGCGTCTTGAAGGTCTCGTATGCGGACCAGAAGTCCTCTCGGCTCACGTCCTTGGCCTCGTCGACGATCAGGAACTGGCACCCGGTCATCCAGTCGTTATAGGTGCGATCGGCCGACGTGCCCTTCCCAATGAGCTGCGACAGCGTCGCCGACGACACGTGACCCTGGAGCGCCTTGGCGAGCATCCGCCCAACCCAGCTTCGACCTATGCCGAATGCATCCTCCGCCACCAGGACGACCGCATAGGAGCGCTGCGCCGGGTTCTGAAACTTAAAGGCTAACCAGTTCAGGAAACACTCACGCTCCTCGGCGTCTGGGATCAAATAGCCTATATGCTCGAGGAAGATCTCGGGATCCTCGTCGGTCTCCATGTGCCGCGGTTCGATGTATGTGTTTACGACTTGCTGCTCATGCACCTCGGCAATCGGATCTCCGCCGGGCACATATAGTAGTGTGCTCGCGATCACCGTGTCCCGTGACTCCAAAAACGCACTCTTGATCAACACCGGCCGATCGCGACCCGGCAGCATGATGCGCTGCGCGTGCATGTTGCTCCATGCCTCCAGGTCGTAGACCCAGACGCCGCCGAGCGGCCGCTGTACCATATCAGCGACCTTCTTCTCGTCACCAATATACGTGTATCGTGCCTGGAGCCACGGCAGCGGGTCATGACCCTGTACCAGGGGGCCGCCCTGGGGCGCCGCCCAATCACGCAGATCGCTAAAGGCCCGCTCACGGCAATGCTCGTGCTGGCATTTAAATCCGCGACGCTCCTCCCATCCATTATCGCCGCGGCCGAGCGGTGAATAGCCAGCCGTGTCCTGTCCGGTTGTATGTTGGTCGCCCCAAGGGCAACGGATCTCGACCCACTGTCCGCCGTTGTCGTTCACCACATGGCCGTTATCGCTGAGCCAGGTCAGTAACGGGTCCTCGATCGTGTCAAAGACAACCGACCCGACCGAGCTGATCGAGACCGGAGGGCGCACATGCATGTTCTCGACGTCGACACCGAGCTGCGTCGCGAGCTCATCGAGCTCCCAGAACCGGTCGGGGTGCCACTCGGAAACCCTCGAGACAAACGCATCGCGCCCCGGCTTGGTGTTTACAGATCCGGGGATCCGCATCAGGCGGTTGTATCCGCCGGCACCCTTGTCAGCGAAACCGAGCTCGGCAACCGCATCGACGATCGCCTCGTATCGCTCGAGCTGATCGGTTGGGTTGAGAATATACCCCCATTGATAATTACCGGCCGAACTCTCGAGCTTGTATGACGGCTCGACCGGCGGGGTGTTTGCCTTGGTGCCAACGTCATCCAGAACAAGGACGTAAGCCATCAGACAGTCTTCTTTGCGACGACGCCATTGAGCGCCCTCGTCGCTCGGCTCTTTTACCGTCGACACATTATAGTAGAGCGCCGGGCTTTCGGTGTGGCGGAGCCAGGAGTCGACCGCGCGGCTATCTGCCGGCGCCATCCGGAAACCGCCCTCACCTGGCAACATCTGACCGATGAGGATGTGCTCGTCGGGGTCGCGTGAATCGAATATCGTTCCCAGAAAATCGTGCAGCTCAATCATTTGCGGTATCTCTCCCCGTTCCATATCTCACAATTGAGCGGTAATCCGTCCGCCCAGCTCGGCGCCGTCAGCATCGCGCGGCGCAATTGTTCCGTCGCCTCGGCGACCTCGTCGTCCTCGACCTCGAGCAACAGCTCATCATGGGTGTGGCCGACCACCGGCCAATCGAGCTCGGTCAGCTCGACCAACGCTTCGCGCAGAATATCCGCCGCGGCCGCCTGGGTGGCGTTCTCGGCTAGTAGCCCGCCGTAGAGCCGGATCCGCGGCCATTCAGTGTCGCCTTGTTTGGGTTTCCATGTGGCTTTAATGGCGCTGACCTCCCACTGATCACCGCGTTCAGTCTCGATGAGCTCGCAGCGCGCTTGCGGATAGCAAAGCACCCGCCCGGACGGCAGCCCCATCGTGAGCAGTCCAGTGGCACCGCACATGAACGAGACCCGCCCGACCGTCTCGATCGACCCAGGGTTCTGTACTGCGTCGATGACGGCGTCGTTGAGCCCAGCCCAGAAGCGGGTCGCCCAGGGGTTGGCGCGGCGCCAGTGGTAGATGACCTCCTTCGCCTGTTCGTTCGTCATCACGACCTGGTAGGCGCGGGCCATGGAATTAAACGCGCCGACCCCGCCCTGGTAGCCGCACGCCAACACGACGACCTTGCCGACCGCGCGCTCGTCCTTGTTAATCTTCGCCGCTGGCTTCGAATAGATGTCCGACGCGGCGCGCAT